CCATTGTTTACCATTGGTGTCGATACAGGCAAATGTCACGTCTATGACAGGCTGAATGTAAAGCATCCTGGACCTGGCTATTGTCACTTTCCGCAAAATAGAGGCTATGACGAGAATTATTTCAAGGGATTGACCGCAGAGAAACACGTTGTAACTTATAAAAAAGGACGTGCTACATGGGCATGGGTGCTGAAAGATAGAAATTTCAGGCGCAACGAACCGTTGGACATGAGGAACTATGCTACGGCTGCCATGGAGATTGCAAACCTGCCGCTGAATCGAACAGATGCAACTACAAAACCATCGAAAGTCAGAAAACAAAGAAGCAGCGGCATTTAGTCAAAGAGGTGAAAAACATAGTGCATAAAAAACAGAAATATGGGATTTCTCTAAGCTCAGCTCAAAAACATCTTCACGAATGGATGGAGGCTGAACTTCAGGTGACTACCCACCAAAGCTACCAGTTGGGAAGCAAGAATCTGACTATGGCAGACCTTGATGCAATCAGGCGAACAATAGATTACTGGTCCCAGCAAGTCGAGAAGTTAAAACGTCAGGAGTCAGGCGGACGGAACAGGGTAATCAGGGTAATACCGAGAGATTATTAAGATTGCCGATTGTTGCCGTTTTAATCGACTAAAATGGAGAGGACAGTACAAGGAGGTGAGGGAGTGAGTCGAAGCAGAAATCCACTGGAAAAAACGATTGCTTTTTTTAGCCCTGAAGCGGCTCTGAAACGGGAACACGCAAGGTATAAATTAGAATTGATTCAGAATAGTGGATACGGTAATTATGGTGCAAGCCGAAGCAAAAAAACACTGAAAGGCTGGATAGATACTGGTGGCAGTGCGTTGGAAGATATTCACGATAATCTTCAAACTTTGCGTGTTCGGTCGAGGGACTTGGCCATGGGTGTTCCGCTCGCCGCTGGAGCAATTAAAACATACAGAACCAATGTAATTGGCTCTGGGTTAACCCCTAAGCCAACCATTGATGGAGAGTCAATCGGTCTCAGTGAAGAACAAACGAACGAAATTGAGAAGCAAATTTCAAGAGAGTTCAATTTGTGGGCAGACAGTACAAACTGCGATGCTGAGCGCATTGCAACTTTTTATGAGCTGCAACAACTAGCCCTAATTAGCTGGCTCATGAGCGGCGATGTGTTCGCCGTTCTTCAGATGAAGCAACGAGCGGGCACACCCTACGAACTATGTATTGAACTTGTAGAAGCAGATAGGGTCTGTACACCTGGCGATTATGCAGGAATCGGAATAGAATATGACACCAAAATTGTGGGTGGCGTTGAAGTTGATGAAAACGGAGAGGTAGTGGCATACCACATAGCGAAACGGCATCCCTTAACTTATCGTGGTGGGAATCAGGGCTGGGTCAGGGTAAAAGCTTTTGGTGAAGAAACAGGAAGAAGAAACATCTTGCACGTTATGACCAGCGAGCGGATTGGTCAGCGCAGAGGCGTTCCCCTTTTGGCTCCAGTAATCGAGGCCTTAAAACAGCTAGGAAGATACACAGATGCAGAACTGGTTGCAGCGGTAGTTAGTGGCTTATTCACAGTGTTTATCGAAAAGGAGCAAGAAAGCTCGACTTTACCATTTGGAGAGCTGGAAGAGCCTAAAGAAGCTCTTGTAGATGCAGGTGACAAGAACACGGTTGAAATGGGAAGTGGTGCTATCGTTGACCTTGCGACTGGCGAACACGCCAATGTGGCTACGCCAGGGCGACCAAATTCAGGTTTTGACGGGTTTGTGACAGCAATCTCAAAGCAAATCGGCGCAGCACTAGAACTTCCCTATGAGCTGCTTGTAAAGCAGTTTACAGCGAGTTATTCCGCCAGTAGAGCAGCATTGCTGGAAGCGTGGAAAAGTTTTTCCATGTGGCGGGATTGGATTGTTGAGAAATTCTGCCAGCCAATCTACGAAGAATGGTTTGCAGAGGCGGTGGCAAAGGGCAGAATCAATGCCCCTGGATTTTTTGCAGACCCAGCTACAGCGAAAGCATATGTGTCAGCGCAGTGGTATGGACCAACACCAGGACAGCTCGACCCAGTTAAAGAGGTCGAGGCAGCAGAAAAGCGCATTGAATGTGGATTCTCGACACGCTCAAAGGAGGCCGCCGAGTTGACCGGAACAGATTATCTTGATAACATCCGTACCATTAAGAGGGAAAACGAACTGATGAGGGAGGCAAATGGATATGCCGAGAGTAAGACTAGCCGGACCGGTAACCAGCGATAATGATGCCAAAACCTATCGGTATTTTGGCTTTAGTGTCTGCTGTCCAAACGATGTACGCCAAGCGGTGGAAGACTGCCCAGACGATGAAGAATTGGTTTTTGAACTGAACTCGTGCGGTGGCAGTGTCTATGCAGGATTCGAAATGTACAATCTAATTCGAAACTCCAGCAAGAAAACAAAAGCTGAAGTTTACAGTATTGCTGGCTCTGCAGCAGGTGTTATCATGTGCGCCTGTGATACTGTCTTGATGTCGCCGGTATCAAACTTTATGATGCACCGGAGCGCAGCATGTGGTGATTATGGCAATGCGGAGCAGCATGAGCAGACAGCACAGATGCTGGACAGTATTGATAAGAGCATCCTGAATGCCTATGTGGAAAAGGCAGACGGTAAAACCAGCGCAACAGAGTTCCGGCGCAAAATGGAGAATGAGACTTTCATGACAGCTCAAGAAACGATTGCCTGCGGTTTAGCTGATGGTCTGATTGAGAAACCATCAGCGGATACCCCTGACCCTATAGATACTGCTGCACATCTGGACATGGGACAAAGCAATACCATGATTAGTGTAATTACAGCATTGGCGAAAAATACATTGCCGCCTGTTGAAGACCTCCGAAAAAGACTGCTGAATACGGAGCTGAGAACAAATAAGACTGGAGAAATTCAGAAAAATATTGGAGAAAGGGAAAACGAAATGGAAATCAACAGCAAAGAAGAACTGCTAGCTGCTTATCCCAATCTGGTAGCACAGATTCAGACTGATGCGCAGACTGCGGAGCGTGAGCGCATTTCTGGCATTGATGCGGTTGCATTGCCTGGATTCGATGAAATTGTCAGTGCAGCCAAGGCAGACCCCAGCCAGAACGCTGGGACAGTCGCTATGGCCATTATTGAAAAACAGAAAAAGCAGGGAATCAATTATGTGGCTGCTGCCAATAGGGACGCAAATAACAGCGGCGCAAACAATGTTCCTGCTGCCCCAATGGAGGGGGCAAAAGACGAAGGCAAACACACAAAAACTGATGCCAAAAATGCTGTGAAACTGTTTGAAAAACATGGGAGTGTTGTGTAATGATGACTGAAAATAAGATTGGAAGCAGCGGCTCAGACAACCTGATTGCAGGCACTTATCCTCCGGTAGTAGCAAAATTGTTCGACCTGAAAGGCAGTGGAATTATCCAGCGTGGAACAGTTTTGAGCCGTGAAGATGATGGGACATATGCTGTTTTGGGAACTGGCAGCGGTACAGCGTCCGTTGTTGTAGCTGAAACGACCGAGGAAGATGACACTGTGGTTGAAGCTTATGTCAGCGGCTTGTTTTATCGCAATATGCTGAATAATACTCTCACAGAAAAAGAAGAAAATGAGCTCCGCTTGGCAGGAATTCTCCTGACTGACGGCATCTGAAAAATCAAGAAATAAGGTGAAGGTTAATGGATTATGATATTTATTCCCCAGCTTTTATGGCAGAGGTCATCCGAGAAAAGAAACCGATTTACACATTTGTAAAGGACCGGTACTTCTCTGCTTCCACTAGCGTATTCACAACCGAAAAGGTCATGATTGACTACGATGATGGTGCTGGGAACGTTTTAGCTCCGTTCGTTATCCCAACTACTGGGCCTGTTCCCTTGACCAGAGACGGATACGAAACCTATGAATTAGTCCCGCCCTATATTGCTGTGAGCTTACCCCTGACAATCAAAGACCTGACCAAGCGCATGGCGGGTGAAACTATTGTCTCCGAGCTGACACCGGAACAGCGTCAGCAAATTTATCTGGTACAGGATTTGGATACTCTGGATAAGTCCATCACTAGACGTGAGGAATGGATATG